GTATACAAAGCTACATAAAGCGTATCTGTCAACAGGTTATGCACCGCTTGATAAAGCTCAGCTTTAAAACTTGTGGTTTGAGTTTGGACTATGCTCATACCACTTGAGTCCTAACCTGACCGTCACGATATGCATCCATACGCAACTTGCCATCACCCAAGTTCTTCAGCAATGTAATTGATTGTGTATAACGATCTTGATAAAGCTTAAGCATACTGTCTTCACCCTTTACATAGGTGATAGCCTCAATCAATGTACCATTGAGCAAGGCAGANTCAAAGTTATCTCCTACCCATGTCTCACCATATTGGTTATTNATCGTTGCAACAGTTGCATAAAATCCAGACCCAGTAGCAAATGATGCACCTAATTGGTCGCCAACTGCATAATAGCAACCTTTGCTAATTAAATTTACAGAAGTGACCACCCCACCGCTAACAATAATGTTAGCAGTAGCGCTATTACCAGTCCCGCCAGTAAGAGCAACATTGTAATAAGTGCCATTTGTATACCCACTTCCAGCATTACCAATCGTTAAAGATCCTATCGCCGCTTGAATTATTGAAGTTGGATAATAATAATAATGTAGTTCTGCTGTATACGCCATATTGGGTGTAGGCCCAATAATAAAGGTCAAATATGACTCATTGCTACTCTGAGGCCCAAAGATTGCATAGTGCTTAGGTTGGCCTGTTGCGCTGGGATTAGGGTAAGCCTCACGAATGAAGTTTACGTCTTTATTCAATAGATATAAGTAGTTTCCCGTAGATCCATCTACAGGATATATAGCGAGCGAATATACCGAAAGAAAATCAGCGGGGGCAGATAAATATGGGTTTGTACTAGTCACTGTACCGTACACATTCCTACGCAATGAAGGTAACTGCACCGTGTTATAAATGCGTTGCTCACACTGCTCAATCATGCGATTGAGGTCAACTGTAGGGAAATTGTTCTCTACATAAGCATTGACGGCATTGACTAGTTCGCTGTAAAACATATTAAGCCATCGGGCCTCTTGCTATTCTTCCACGCTCTGCCGCACCATTACCCCTGGTTTCTTCACCAGTAGACTTAACCTCATCCATATTGCCAATAGAAACACCACCATTCAATGGAGTCCAGTTGTGGCGAGTAGGCATTTTGACAGCCAAGCCAATGTCTGGATGATCAGGATTCTTTTCAATAGCACCAGCATTGAACTTCTTGCCATTCATGTGATGTGGCTCAGCATACTCTGATGCATAACCATTACTCACATTCTTAGCACGATGAATAGCTGGACTATTCTTCTTTGTGGGCTTCATTTGAGTAGGCATTATCGACCCCTTTGGTTGTTCGCTCTGGCCATATTGCGACCTTGCGCCTTCATGGATTCACCACTAACACCAGCAATGCCACCCTTTTTCAACTTGGAAAGATTGGTGTGACTGCCTTTGTGCTCTTGCTTATCATGCATAGAAAAAGCCTTTTTAATTAGCTTCTTATCTTCTTTAATGTCATCGTGTTTGGCCATATTCAACTCCCTGTGATAGTTACTGTACCTACATATGTTGTTGCTACCAAATAGTTTGGAGTCAACACCGCATCAAAATTACTCGCCCCACCAACTGGGTTCCATCCCCATTGCGTATCCCTTGATCCTCCAGCCGGCGTACCTTGACCTGCTGACGTATAGTCATTTGGATTCACCGAGTCAGTCATTAACCCAGTTGTACCAGATGAATCATATGTCGTATCAGGCCTTGGCTGCCTAACCGCCTGCGGATCGTCAACTGGATACATACCCAATTGCAACTGCGGATGGTCAGGATCCCAACACTCTGCACATACTTTCAGTTGATATAGTTTAGTCTTAATGACCTCCATTTTCAACTGTTTTAATTTGTATTGTTGGCCACATCGATCACATTCCGCAATCGAGTACTTACCAGATGCAAACCTGTTGCCCATTACACTCCACCATTGCCAATAAACATCTGACGAGGAACAAAACGAATAGCAGCCTTTTCCCGGTCTTCACCAGCCGCCAAGTTAAATTGCTCATCATATTGACCCTTTAGCATCTCAATTCTTGGCATTAAATCGGGTGATTTAGTGGCAATATGATAAGCCAACCCAGCTGCCGCAGCAGGCAAAAAACGATAATTCATGTCTTGTGTCTGTGATCCAGATCCAGTATCCTGGACCCTCCTCATCCTCCAATACACAAACGTATAGGTGGTAACGCCATCAGGTGTGGGCCAAACTGTGATAGCTGGCAACTGAGGCACATAGATAGTCGTNGTTGTTCCGCCNCCAGTATAGGCAGTAGCAGTCGTGTTGTTCTGAGCCCTGAAACAATTCATCAAAGTATTGCCAGAGATATAAGTGTAATAAACAATCTCGCCAGATTGACTCCCCAATTGGATATACCCCTGTGCGGCCATATCAACTGTACTGGTCAAAATGATTGTCGTATCGGTTGAACTAATGCTAGTCGCAAGATAAACAGGCGTAGGTTGCGTTTGCGCTGGAGTTACTGGATTGGCATATAGCTGACTAGTCTCGCCCGAGTTTCTCTGAACCATAACCTGAATGGGTCTGGATTGCGTCAACTTATTGGGAATCGTAGCGTATGTGGGCATACTGATACGAGTAATGTTTAAGTCGGCCTGATTGTTTTGTTGCCCTTGCATGGTGCGTATCACATGATCCATCAAGTCAATTGTATCAATAGGCAAAGGATAAGTATTCAAACCCTGAACTAGAGTAATAGATTGCTGCTGAATCGTCCACATATTGATGCCACGATTTTGCCACTCTATGGTCATCAGGTTCATTGACCTGCGAGCTGTACGCAAATCATAGCCAGAACGCAACTCACGACCAGCACGCTCCCATGCCTCTTCAGCCAATTCGGTGAAGTCTAGGTCAAACGATACTGTGCCTGTCGTTGAATTGCTCATTTGGCAGCCCGCATATTATCCACGAGATTAGGGTAAGGACGCCCTGCAGATTTAGCCGTAGCCTTGGCTTTAGCCTTCTTAGCCGAACTAAGTTTCTTTGGTTTACCCAAATCTTTGGGTCTGGCTTGATCCCAAACCTCCCCACCCTTTTTGTACAACGCTACATCGTTAGGGTTGTCCTTCCGATGTATCGTCTTTTTCTTTGGCATTTTAGCGGGATTAATCGCACCCATGCCACGGCTTGGTCTCATAGGTATCTACCTTTAGTAAATCCCTTGGTNGCTATTCCATCTCCCCTACCGCCTTTGGGTTTGTGTTCCATATNCTTGGCCACAGCTTTATGCTTAACCTTACCACCCCTCTTCATGCCCAATTTGAGCTGAGGATTAGAAAGCTCTTTTTGAGCCATTTCAGCTAAATCTTTTCTTGTCTTACCCAAAAACTTTAAAGGTGTAATTCTGTTAGCAACAGCAGGTAAAGCCTCTTTAGCTATTTCTTTAGTAGCCTGTTTGGCTGCCAGACTCTTAGCTAAATTTGCAATGGCTTTAATACCAAGACCAGCCCCACCACCAAGAAGTTGCTCTGGATAAACATTTTCCAAAGGCTCTTCTTTAGGACGTTGACCGCTTTGCAAATTCATTCCACGGACTTTTGATGGGCTATTATCATCCCATTCACTTGGCGTGTAATTGACTTTTGTTGGTTTTGTTGCGCTTGGCTTTGAAGCATCAGTAGGCTTTTTAGTGGGCTTGCGTGGAGCAGACTCACCTTTACGAGGTATGCCTTTTTGATTGTTTAGATAGTCTCTAAGATTATCAAAACCAGAATCAGCCAATTGTTTTTTGGAAACAATTGCTCTTGGCGGCGTTGCAGGCGCAGTAGNAACTGACGGAGTAGGCGAATAGTTTTCACTTGGTTCCGCCTCTTGCATACCTGGGTCATAAGGAGGAGTAGAAAAGTTTGAACTTGGCTCGGCCTCATTCATTCCTTGGTCAGAAGATGGGGCCATGCCCATGCTGTCGTCATTGCTCAAATCGCCAGTTGCCCCGCCTAAGTCGTATCTTTTTACCTTACGCTTTGTCGCCATGATCGGCTCCTACTTGTGGTGTTTGTGATGTACCTTGCCACCATGCGCCATGTGCTTTTGGTGTTTATGCAAATGATGAACCACTTCATGGTCTTTTGGATGACCAGCAGCGTGCTCACCAAAATGATGATGATGATGAACGTGTCCACCAGCCTCATGCTCTTTTAAATGCTCATGGTGCATCTTGTGCTCATGTGGATGCTCATGTCCGTGTGGATGAGCAGGTACTTCGTGATGTGATTTCATAATAGCTCCTTAGCAAATCTTGCCGCCACGTTTCTTGGCATTAACAATAGGGCCGTCACCAATGACATTACCATGCATTTTGGGCATCATGGCACGAGTATGACCTTTTTCTTGGATAGCGTGTTCGCCATGCTTCTTATTGCCATGACGCAAGTCGCCGCCTTTTTCCATGTGACTTGGCTCCATGCGTGCATCAATATGACCGCCTTTAGCATAGTGATGAGTCTTACCACCATGTTTCAACATCTTTTCACCCATGTCTTTAGAATGGGGTTCACCTTTCTCCATAGTCTTACCACCATGCTTCATGGCCATCTTAAGATGATGGTGAGCCATCTTCATGTGATGATGATGATCGCCAGTATCACCACCATGTTTCATGCCAGGCATTCCGCCCATAGGCATAGCAGGAGCAGCAGGGGCAATAGGCATACGAGGACGTCTGCCTTTAGATGCCATCATTGGAGCGGCACTCATTCCACCCATACCCATTTTCTTTTCGTGTTTCATAGTTCCACCTGTTGAGAATTTTTTGCCTTTATCGGCGTTGCTAAAATCTTGTCCCACTGATTGTGGAACCCCTACCTTCTTTGCAAACGCCTTGTTATGGGCAATTGCTTCCATAAAGTTGTGCTGTTTTTTGCTAGTACTAGGCATTACACTACCCTACCTTTTGTATGTCCACGGATTGCACACCCATCAGCACAATTCCAAGCCCGTAGGCTCTTGTTAATCCTGCTGTTTGGATCGTGTGCCGTCTTTGCCGATGTCAACTTTGACTTCATCCCTTTCATTCTGGCACAAAAAGAGTCTCTCCGTGA